ACAACCTTCACCTCTAACGTTATACCAGCCGAGTTTGGATTATGGAATTCACAAAATTTCAGACAAGGCATTGGTGTCAATAACAATATCAGAGGTATCCTTATCGATGGCAACGTCACATACGAAGGGATGTTTACCCCAGAAGCGGCAGGATTCTTCTTGCCATTCTTTTATGAAGGTACTTCTGTATCATTAACAGTGCAGGGGACTGGGACTGGAGATAGTGACTATTTTACTAGGCACAGCTTAGATAGCTTTCCAACTACCATTACCAGTGGAGTACCAGTGACAGAGTTCACTTCTACTGGAATTGGAGGGGAAGCAACAGCAACATTTCTTCCAACAACCCCATTCTTCCGCATAACATCTAACTCAACATCAAGACCGATCCTGAGATCTGTGACTTATTCCTTCCCTGTAGGAATAGAACTAGTCACAGTGACTGCAACCAATACCCTAGGATTGGATGTTGAGATAGATTCGGGAAAAGTTCGCCTAAATCAGGTGATTGGCAACCATGTGCCAAGCACACCAGTTATTGGTTTAGGAGCGAGCGCGGACCCTGAGGACACTTCGGTGGCATCAAGGTCAACATTGTATTCGAATGTTCCCAGAGACTTGTTCTTTGATTCGTTTACTTATCTAAGGAATACTGCAGTGCCGCAGGCAGCATCACACGAAAACGTAACGTCTTCTGATGATGCGCCAGAACCCACAACACCTGATGTTCAATTACAGAAAGGTTGGGTTCCGGACGATAGCGATATTTTCTATGGCGAGAAAATTCTATCACTACGCACATTATTGAAGCGATTTACCACGTCGTACTTTGCCGTCTTCTCGGGTAGTAGAGCCAAGCAATTGGATCTGCCACATTATCCCAGAGGAGCCCCCGGAGCAAATATGACTAAACGTTCAATGACCCTTTTCAATTACTTGGAGAGAGGGTTTTTGGGCATTCGCGGATCGATGCGCGTCACTGTACTACCCTGTGCTTCCGCAGCCGAAGC